CTTGTGAAACACTACCATTTAAGTAGTAATTAACTGATGAACCGCCACCACCATTTGCAGGAAAGTTGGCAAGTTGACCATCACCACGAATGTATTGTGCCGATGTGCCTGCTGCTGATACTGCCAATGTTCCGTTGCTTGTCAATGGACTATTTGCTACACTAAATGCAACTGGCATTGTAAGTCCAACTGAGGTCAATCCTGTGTCTGCATCTGACCAAGATGCCGTAACTGTTCCACCATCTTGTTGGTTAAGTGTAAGCGTTTTTGTGCTTGTACCACTAACTGATGCAGAAGTGATTGAATCATTGTAAGCCGTAGTCCAATTCGCTTGATTTGCCGTTGTAGGGATTGAATACCCACTTGCCAATGCAAGTGCCAAAGTACCAGATGATGTGATGGGATTGCCAGAAACTGCAAGTCCAGTCGGTACGGTCATATCTACCGAAGTAACCGTTCCACCAGGTATTGTTGGAAAAGTAGCAAGTGATCCATCACCACGAAGATATTGTGATGTTGTACCTGACCCTGTGATGTTTATTGTTCCATTTGATGTCAATGGACTNTTNGATACNCTAAAACCAGATGGCATACTAACGCCNACTGATGTNAGTCCTGTNTCTATGTCACTCCAAGATGCTTGGATTGTACCGCCATCTTGTTGGTTGAGTGTNANTGTTTTTGTGGATGTTCCNGTGACTGATGCNCTATTTATCTTGTCATTATAGGCTTGATCCCACTCTGACTGCTTGGTTGTGGTTGGTAGTGAGTATCCGCTACTATATGTAACGGCAAGCGTTCCAGATGATGTCAATGGACTATTTGCCACACTAAACCCAGTTGGCATTGTAAGTCCTACGCTTGTTATAACGGTAACGGCACTTGAGGAAGAATAGTCCATGTTGATATACACAGGTGCTATCTCTTGCCCACCAATTGTCACATTGGTAACATCATACGTTACTTTTATGACTGGGTTAGTAACGTTATATACTATTTTGATAACTGTTGCCATCTACGATGTTATTTGCGATTCAACTTGCACATATCCTTGCATCCAAGTATATGAATTTGCACCAATTGCTACTTGCAATTCATAAGTATATTCACCTGCTGTGTACGAGTTAGTAGTAGTAGGGGTTAATGTAACCCTTCTTGTATAGTTATCAATTTGAACAAATACAGCATCCAACCACTCAATCATGACCGTTCCTGCTGAGTTTTTTGCTTGCAACTTAAATACATAAGTGCTTACATTGATAGGCGTAGTCTCGCACTCATCATCGTAAAATGAGAGGGTCATTACCCATGTGTCACCCTTCTTTATCGGCCTTAAATTATGTTCGCCTATCATAATGTAAATTTAATATTTTTTATCGTTATAATGCAATGTAAGCAGCAATAACTGAAGTACCATTTAAGGCACTTCCAAGTGATATAACATAAGACCCAGATACCACATAGTTATAATACCATTTTCCTCCATAACCAACAGCAACAAGTTTATGTGTGGCTGGATTACGAGCAGGAATTGTACCACTTGTTACGGTGTAAGTATCCACAACGGTCAATTCTGTGAACGCACCAGTTCCTTGGATGTTGTAACTATATGTCACATTGCTACCAATAGTTGAGTCAAGTGTTAAATCTTGTATATAGCAATCAAACTCATATACCCTATAATTGTTCTGAGCATCAATAATATCTAAATAAGCTGTATATTTTGTGTCTGTTCCAGTAAAAAATTCTTCGAAAAAGGAAAATGGTTGCATATAATTCTGCGCCATCTTTACCAATCCATTTCCGCTTATCGTAAAGTTCCTCCTTGCAGGGATATATTCGCGATATAAACCATTTGTCTTGGGGGCTAACTCAAGAAAGTCTCTGCTTATTGTAAGCGTTGAATTCTTGGCGCAAGCCAATGGATAGACATTATCTTCAAAAAGATATGCTATAACTAACCCTTCTGCTTTTACTACGTCTGCCATTATTGATATATAAATTTATCTTGGTAAGGATCATAATTTAATGTACTTGGGTAATCATATGACATATTTAATTCACCTCCGTTTACATCAAAATCTCCAACATTTGAACTAATAGTTACATATAAAGTATCATTAGGATTTATAGTATAAGTTCCATTCAAAGATATAGTAAATATTGATGGTGTAGTTGCAGCATTATGTGTAGTTGCAGCTACCTCTATTTCATTAATATATAATTTAAATGTAGCTATTGGGAATAATGGATTTATAGTATTAATATCTCCTGTTATATTAATAATAAATGATTCAGTTAAAGTAATATTACCATTATATGTAAACTTTTTTGTTATTGTATCGTATGTAAAATCAGCAGCAGATATTATAGTAAAAGGTATTATAAATAGACCAGTTACTACATAATTTCCATTTATTGGGTCTGATTCAAAATTTTTAAGTATATCTGGGGCTCCATCTTTATTATTATCCCATATTTCAATTAATGTTGCAGTCCAAGTTGATGAAGAAAAATCAATATCTTTTAAATTTAAAATACCATATACTTTATCAGAATCATCATCTACAAATTTAATAGTATTTATTAAACCAATAGGCTGAGTACCATTATCCCAGGTTAATCCAAAAAAGTTAGCATCAATTTTATTTCTATTAAATCTATTGAATTGCCAATGCGCCACTGCATTTTCTTTTCTAAATCCTTGTACTTCAGAATTATATCTATATCTATGCCACTTTTTATCGGTTAAAGTTATTCCATCTGATTCAAATAATGTGCCTTTAAAATTATCTGAAAAACTATCATCAAAATAGATAGTTTCATCAAATGTCATTCTTAAATCATCATTTTTTGTAAATATTGATTTGATTCCAGTAATATTATTAAATTCTTGACCTCCAAAAACTGAAATCATTGTAAATCTCATCGTTTTAAATTGCCTTTCTTGACCTGAAACATATTGGTCATTATGACCTGCAAGAAGAATATTTATAAACCCAACTTCAGGAGCAGGTTGAGAATTTACTGAAAATGTAACCCATGATGTTGTTTCTGGACTTGATGGTTTATTAAATTCAACTCCTAAATATTGAACATTAGTAGTAAAATCTGCATTAGTTTGAATCCAATCTCCATTATCTTTTAAGAAATAATTATTTGTAGTTCCATAAAAAAGAATATATACAGATGGTGCTTTAGAATCATCTGAAAAATCAAATTTAAAACGTGCATCAACACTAAAATCAAATTTTTCTCCAGTTAAAATGTTTATATCATTAGACCTTAAATAACTAATTGCAGTTAGCGAACTACTTGTTATATTAAATCTAACATAGTTATCAAATAGTGGGCCTTGATTTGATGTATATTCTTCTAATCTTGTGAAAGTTCCACTTGTTGGTATTGCACCAATATCTAAAAATGAATCTTGATAACGCCAAGTATCTACATTATAAGATAATGTAGTTCCTATTTTAGCTATAAAACTACCTCTAGCAAATGAACCATTTTGTACTATTTCATTTATTGCTTCATAGTTATATTGTATAGTATCTTGTTTAGTTCTTCTTTTTATAAATCTTAGCATTTCTGGAGTAATAGGCTTTACACTTTCGTTTACTCCTACATTAATATCATATCTACTATTTAAAAATGTTCTTACCCCTAGTAGTGATCTAAAACCTCTAATATTTTCAGTTGTTGGGCAATAAAGTTCCTCAATCCTAAATATTACCCATTTGCCCCTATACATATAAATAGTCTGATTCCAGGCAATATTTATTTTTTCAAGTACAGTATAAGAATCGTCATACTCGAGTACATCTATTTGAAATGTCTTCGCTTCTATTTCACATTGATCAAAACCTGTATAAGTATTACCATCATTCATTGAATCATGGAATAAATTTGAATAAATTCTATAATCAACAAAGTTTTGAACTACACCTTGCATTGCATATTGTAATATTTCAAATGGTGTAAATGTTCCAATTAATTCAGCTCCATTATTACTAAGTTTACTTTCTTTTAGTAAACCAAGACCTTCAGTTGCTCTTAATGTTAATATGTGATTAGTATCTATCCAAGTCTCTTGAAAATCATCTTGAGTTAAATATCCTATCCAATAATTACCCCATGCACCAAAATCAAAATATACAATGACATCATCGTCATTATCCATAATAAAATCATCTGCCGTTACACCACTTTGTGAACCTAGAATATTCATTGTAGCTAACTGAGCTCTAATAGGTTTAAATATATTTTCTTCTGTATTAAATTCACTCAAAACAAAAGGTTGATCAGCTCCTACTAATGTAGTAGATGCACCAAGCCATCCTTCAAAGTCAAATCTAACTATGCAAGTTTGATCTTCAATTGTCTTGAAACTATAACGATATTTTTCTGCTCTAGCCAACTCTATTGATTGTAGCGTTTGTTCTATTTAATGATCCTACAAGGTCTGACCCTCTGAGGACTAAATTAACTTGACCAGTCATTCCCATTGCCCCTGCACCAACACCACTAAATGACGGATTTGCTATTTTACCTATTCCAATTGCTTTTCCAATTCCTGATAATACATTAGTTATTCCTGCTAAAAAACCACTTGTTCCAGCATTCTTACCAGCAGTTGCACCAAAACCACCACTAAATAATGTTGCCAATAATTGTATAATACCTGTTGCTACAATTTGTGATACAAGTTGAGTTATTGCACTTGAAATGCTTTTTCTAAAGTCATCAAATGCAAATTTACCTGTAGATAAGAATGATGTAAATAATTCAGATATAGGATTAAAAAATGTATTATTTAATACATTATATAAATCTTGAAATGTTTTTTCAATTGCAGCAACATCAATTGCAAAAGCAGCATCTTTAGCTAATTGAATTATATTTTTTAAATCAACAAATGCTTCACCTCCAACTAATGTTGTAGGAGCTAATGCAGCAGATTCTTCTTTTGAAGTTTCTTTTCTTAATTTAACTCTTTCTTTAATTAACTTATCAATAGCTTTAACTTGTAAATTAGTTGAACCAATAACAAATCTTGAAAATGCTTCTACTGGCCCTAATGCAGTACTTTCTGGAAAATTAGAATAAAATTCTTTAACAGCTTTCCCACCTTGTTCTAATGGTTCAACAAATTTTAATGCTTCTGTTGTAGCATCACTAAAAGATTGTTTTAATTTATCTTGTGCAATAATAGCTGCATCTACTACAACTTTTTGTTTATTAAATGCTTCAATATCTTTTGTTGCAATAAAACTTGGTTGTACTAATTTTGCACCAGTTACAGGATCATATGCATCTTGATATGATTTTAAAAATTCTTTTTGTTTTTTAGTTGCTTCTGCATATGCAGGAGCAAGGTCTTTTAATAAATTTCTTTGTTCTTCTAAATTTATAGCACCTTGTGTAACTTTTTGCTCATATGCTTTAGCAATAGCATTTGCAATAATTGCTTCAGTATATTTTCTTGTTGCTGCTTCAAGTTTGTCAACATCGCCTATTGCAGTTGTTATTTGACCAAAATAAGCCTTATCAATTTTCTGCAATTCAGATAAGGCATTTTTTCTTAATTCTTCTGAATTAGATAAATTCTTTACTGTATCAGATAATAATTTTACTTTAAGTATTTGCGCTTCTACGCTTCCAGTAGCAGATGCAATAATTTGACCACTTGTTTTATATGATTCATTTAGTTCTTCTTGTGATTTAGCGGCATCTTTAATTACTTTTGCTAATGGATTCACTTTCCCAAATAATGCATCAATTGCATTACCTAAACTACCATATTCCATTGATAGTTTAGTAACAATAGCAGACACAGCACTAAATGCAAGATATATACCTGCTGGCCCTAATAATGCATTTTTTAATTGAGATAATACAGAAGCTCCATTTTTAGCTTCTGCATTCATTTGACCAAAACCTTGTATAATACCAGGAAGGTTATTTTGAATACCTATAAAACCAAATGGTAAATCTTGGAGTGTGAGAGATAATGCAGTTAATGAGTTTTGAGATGCTTTGGCAAATGACCTTGTAGATTCAGTCATTTTTTCTGTACTTTTTTGAAAAGTATCAGAACCTTTTTGTACAGTTGTACCTACTTCATTTACGGACTTTTTTATGTCAGCAAATAATTTAGTAAGCCTTGCATTGGCTTCCGATACATTTGCACCTATTTCTATATCTAAACTCATTTACCCAACCTTTTAAATATTTCTCGCATCTCATCATCACTCATCACATTGCCACTTTCTTCATCACCTGGCAACTCCCACAATGATTCTGGTGTTTTTGGTGCGGTCTTTGGATCACCCATCAACCGCACCATTGTAAACATCAAAAGTCTTGTTTGCTTGTAAGCGTCAACCTTTCGGCTTTCACTTCCTCTTATCATTAAAGAAAACTCTCTTGGACTAATTGCATAGAAATCATTTGGTAGTAAACATAAATCACCAAACGCAAATGCTTCTATTTCTTCCCACGAGTAATCTTTTTTTTTGCTTCTTGCTTTGGTTCTTCTTTCTGCTTTAGAAACTCATTCTGACTCCAAAGTTGTATTATATCCTTTATGTTAGATAGTACATCTTCATTTGTCAAATTAGCTTCTATAAAGTCAACAAAAGACTCAAAGCTATGCTCAATCTCTGCATCCTTAATAAGGCAATTGTTATAATAACCTGAGTATAAAATATGGGCAATCCCAATCTCATTTAACTCATTATTTGTATATGCCTTGCCTTCTACGAACTTATCGGAAAGGTATCTGAAAGATGCCATCCCGAATTTAAGTCCAATCTTAGTTCCGTTTATAGTAATAGTAGTGTAGTTCATAATTAAGGAGTAACATCAACTGTTCCGGTAGAAGTAACAGTACCAGAGAAATTGATAAATTCAGCAGTAGATTGATTCCAAGTAAGTGAAGTGATGTATCCAAGGAACTGATGGTAGTAGGTAGCACCTGCGCTTGAACCACTAACAACTGGGTTTTGAACTCTTACTGCAACAACAGTTTTGTTAACCATTGCAGAAAGCAATTCTTCGTAAGAAACTTGAGATATTGTTGGAGCAACTTCACAAACTGCATCGAAGTCAAGTGACATGGTAGGGTCGGCTACTGATGTCAAAGGCCCACAATTTGTTTGCTCTGTGCTTGAATCAACAGTTGTATTAACTGATGATGTACGCAGACATACGAGATTCTTATATGATGAGCCACCGGCTACATCGATCTCGATATTCTGCAATGATCCTAAAATTTGCTGTGCCATTTTATTCTATTTTTGAATTATTGAATTGTTGATAATTAAAATCTTTCTATTGATAAAGTTGTTGCCTTCTTGCATTGTTAAGTAGCGTGATGATGTTCTTGCTTTGGCATATATCTGAAATTCAGCATCGCCCATATCTTGAACACCAGTAGTTGGTATTAACAAAGTTAAGATTTGGTCAGCAATATCATCAATAATACTATTATTTCTTGTCATGTATTGTTCGCTAAATATATCAATTACCACGTCTGCCCCACTAATGAACAATTGGTTATTATTATCTGCTGTTTCTGTTATATCACCAATTATAACATAGTTTTGCGGAACAGTCTGAAATGAGTCAGTTCCGTAAACAGGAACATTCTTACCTCCGTAAGATATGTTACCATTTAGCTTTGATAGGTATTGAACCCTTATATTATTGCTACAATCTTTCATTCCTCTTTAATATCTGCTTTATATTGCTCTGTAAAGATACTAAACCACTTGTTACACTTGGGTAAAAATAAGGTGATGGCCTCATCATTCCCTCTCCATTTACATAATATTGCTTTGCAAGTATTTGCCAATCTGGTGCTTTTCCAGGGTATTGTGGAAAATATTTACCTGTTCCAAATTCAATATATGCCGGCATTGGGTCAGTCCCATTACCAGCTATTAGTTCATATTGGTACGGTCTTTTTTTGATTGCCCTTATTGATGACCTTATATCTGAATATGTTTTAGTTTGGGTAGGACTTAAACTATTTCCAGTTGGAAATATTGACTTGGCTGTTGTAGCCATTTGCTCAACACCTGCTGCCATTTCCATATCAATTTCTTTAAGACGAGCATCTAATTTTTGCTCTAAAGCAAAAATTGTTTGTCTTAAACCTTGAATGTTTATGGATAATGCCTTTGCCACTATATCACAACTTTTTTATACTGATGATAGTTTAATCCATCCCAATTTGGATATTCTTTCAACATACCCATCTTTGCATCCCCTTGGAACTTCTTACCCCTATTCTCATAAGACCAAGCTACCAAAGTAAGTATGTCAGTTGCCAAGTCCTCTGGGATTGAGTT